GCTTAATCGCAAAAAATTTATAGAAGAGATTGAAGAGGATTGGAGACGTAGAGAGGATAACTTTCAATGCACAATGATGCTGTACAGAGCGGCACAATGGATGTTTACTCATGGCAAAGGAATAAGTGGAGTATCTTTAGAAGCGGTGGGAGCAGCAAAGATTTTTAAGATAGCAATGACTATATATGATAAAAGGGCAGAAATAAGAACACTTGGAGATGAATATGAAGCTATAAAAGAGATAATGGCTATGTAGGAGATTGTATGGAAGAGATGAAAGTAACAAGGCTTCAGCTATCAAAGATTTATGCTTTAGCTAAGAAACATGGAATGGATAATGAACTGCTGCACTCTTATGTAGAGGCACTGATCGGCAAGGACAGTTTAAAGAAACTTAGTTATGAGGAAGCTGAAAGAGTGGCGGACAGCCTTATGGGCAAGGATGTAGTATCTAGGTTTCCAAGGCAGGAAGTACTTACAGATAGACAAAAAAGACTGATTATATCTTTGGCTATACAGCTTGGATGGGTGAGGGAAGATAATAAGAATTTGGCGGACTTTGAAAGGCTGAATGGATTTGTAAGAAAACAGTATGACACACTTTATATGAGGGCATTATCAAGAAGTAATGCCTCAAAGTGTATCGAAGCAATGAAAGAAATGGTTGATAGAATAGAGGGGAATTGAAAATGGATAATGCGTATAGTGCAGGACAGAAGCTTTTGTGTGGATCATATACACAATATACTCCGTCAGGGAAAGCAAATTTTATAAGAATGGGATGCTTTGGTAAGGAACCTAAGGTAGGAGCAATTATTTACTTTTATGGTAAAACGATGGGCAGAGTTAATCATGTAGGGATTGTTACACGAGTCAAGAAAAACGGTAATAGGTATGAAATACTCACGGTTGAGGGTAACACCTCAGCCGGGACAGGTTTTAGCAGAAATGGAGGATGTGTCGCAGCGAAGTCATATGAATTTGCACTAAATGAGGTCGGAAATGATAATAGAATAAATGGATTTGGCTATCCACAGTTTGACTCAGATACCTGCACAGTGGAAGAGTTTATAGCTGTTGCAAAGGCTGAAATCGGGTATGTTGAAAAGGATAGCAAAAAGGATCTTGACAACAAAGGTGCAAATGCAGGCAGTAAGAACTTTACAAAGTACGGTGAGTGGTATAAAAATAATGGAGTGTACTGGTGTCAACAATATGTGAGTTGGTGTGCATGGCAAGCATGCAAAATACATAAAAGTAACACAGAAACGGGATGGATTACAGTTGCTAATAGGTGGAAGTATGGACTACATGGAACGTTAGTCAAGAATCAATGGCTTGTGATTGGTGGAAGGTGGTACGCATTTGATGGTGAGGGATTTATGGTAACCGGGTGGTTTTTATCAGAAGGTGGATGGTATTATCTCAATCCTAAAGATGGAGCAATGCTTGCTAATCAATGGATAACAGTAGATGGGAAAAGCTACTACCTATGTGAGACAGGTATAATGGCCACAAGTTGCTATATAATAGGTGATGCCGGAGAAATGTGGTGGGTAGATTCCAATGGAGTTTGCCAAGTTGATGAAGTAGCGAAATAGAGAATAAAGATTGGAGGGATTGATATGGAAAAAATTGAAGTAAGACCGGAAGATTTGTCAGAAAATCATAGAGAGTATGCAAGAGTTATAGGTATTGATTCCCTCATAAATCTTTGCAAGGAGTTTGGAGGCACACAAATCTATATTCCTAAAGTAGAGGAGCTTACAAGGCCAAGATTATACAAAACAATAAAGGAAGAATATGATGAAGGAAATAGTAGCATGAGCGGACTTGCAAGAAAGTATGGAGTAAGTGAATCTACAGTGTACAGACTTGTTAGAGACCAAATGGGAAAAAAGAATATACCGGGTCAAATGGATATATTTGACTATATAAAGCAATGAAATAAGGGCATTACTTGGGAAATCGAGTAATGTCCTTATTTTAATTGTCTAAGAAAAAAGTACATTCATATTTAGTTGTATTAATATTCTAATAAATTTGGAGGTGAAAAGAATGAAAGAAGTATTTTTGAATGTATTTACAAGTGTAATGATGGTAATTGTAGTGTCGGCTTTATGTTCAGGTATTACATATTTTAGAAAGTATGTAGATGGAACATTGGAAAAGCTTAAAAATGATGAGAAGTATAAAGACAATGCGTTTGCACAAAGCTCTTTTTATTTCATTGAAAACTTTATAGCAGGCCTTACAAATACTGCTGTAGCTGCTATGGAGCAGACAAAGGCGAAGGATTTAAGAGAAAAGGTTGCACAGGGATTGGCATCAAAGGAAGATCTGAAGGCACTTGCGATTGAAGTAAGGGAAGGCATTAAGGCTCAGTTATCACCTGTAGCAGAAAAGGAACTTGCCAACTATATATTAGATCTGGACTCATATATTGATAAAAGAATTGAGGCAAGTGTACTTGAGTTAAAGAGAAATGGTGTGAAATAGTAGCCGGGAGAAAAGATGGATATAACTTTTATATTAAAAAGTATAACTGATCTGGGGCTTCAGGTAGCTCTCATAGCTGTTTTTATTTGGTATTTTTTCAAGAGAGATAAGGACAGAGAAGAAAGCTTGACTGCTGAAAAAGTAAAGCTGCATGAGGATATTAAAGCAAAGCAGGATGAAGTGAGAAAAGAGCTTGAGAATGCAAAGATTAATGCAAGAGAAAAAGAAGCTTTACTCATGAGTGAGAATGCGAAGAGAGAGGAACTTATCAGGAAAGAATCTGAAAAGAGAGAAGCTATGATAAGGGAAGAGAGCATGCACAGGGAAGAAACTCTTATGAGGCAGATGGATAAGATGAATGATTCACTTAAAGAGATAAGCACATCTATGATTGGAATAAATAATGCTATGGAGAAGCTTGGAAAAAGTGTTGAATCTGTGGATGTGAGATTAAAAGAAGTTGAAGGGAAGTTAAACTAGAGTTTAATTTGGCTTTAAATCAGGAAGTGAGGGACAGTGAGAAGTCTTGATATTTTAAAAAAGAAAGAACTTAGGGGATCTATTATTGAAAGGCTTTATGGCTTTTATGGTGAAGATATCTCTATTTCAGTATTAAAGGCATCACTGCCACTGTCAGGGGTGCTTACCGATACGGAACTTAAAAGTGCATTGTATTATCTTGGCGGAGCCGGAAAGGAATACATTAAAGTAGTTATTAATAAGACAAGTTATCAAGATTCCCTTATATGGCTTACCCCAAAGGGTGTAAACCTTGCAGAGGGTGACATGGAAGATGTGGGAGTAAATAGAAATGAGTAGACTTATTGACATAGCAACAAAGGAAGTAGCAAGAACAACAATACTTGAAACACTTGAAGAGGCAGGTATAACAGGCTGCAGTACACAGGTACTTGCACAGGTCCTTAATAAAAGTGGAATAGATGTTGATGTAGAGGACACACTCTTTTATCTGGACAATAAAGAGCTTGTAAGGTCTAAGAAGTATGAAAACAAAAGACAGGGCATTTCAAGGACGGTGTATTTTATAACTGAAAAGGGAATAGATTTTCTTGACGGAAATGTTGAAGAAGTAGGACTTTGTGATGGCTGATAACAGAACACATGGAAAGATTGACAGCTTGCCTGCAACGGTAAAAACTGATGTTGAAGAGAGTTTGCTTAGTGGAAAGACCTACAAGGAGATTTCAGAGGATTTATCTGAAGCAGGATATGATGTACATGAGTCAAGTGTAGGAAGATATGGTAGAAAGTATCTTAAACGATTTGAGTCGGTGAGGGTAGCAAAGCAATTTGCAAAGCTTTTGGCTGAAGATGAAGTTGACAGGCCACCGACAGAGCTACATGAAGCAAACAACATGATTATGTCTCAAATTCTCATGGAAGCTATGATGAATGAAGAGATGCAAGCAAAGGAAATGGCAAGCGTTGCAAAATCTATAGCGACTCTACAAAGTGCACAGGTCAATAATGAAAGACTTAAGATAAAGGCAAGAGAGAATGCCGGGGATATTCATACCGCTATGAACGTGCTTAAGGAGAAGATATTCAAAGAAATTGCCGCATCACATCCTGATGTTGCACAGATTCTTACAGAGCTTGCTAATGAAACTGAAGAAGAGATGAAAAACAATATCAAAGGGTAAGACATGGATGTACAGTCTATTGTCACGCCCTTTTTTAATCCGACAAAAAGAGGAAGTGGCAATGAAAGATTGGAAAGATAAGGCTTATGATATGTTTTTTAATGACGGCCTTGAGATAAACGACATAGCAATTTTACTTGAAAAGAGTAGAAGAAGTATACAGGGTTACCTATCTACATGTGAAGCATATGAACATGAGAAGGAAAGAAGAAAGGCTGCAGGTAAGCTTAAGAGAAAAGAGTATAAAAGGCAGTGGGATAGAGATAATAGGCATAGATATGATGCAGTTAGTGCTGAAAGTATTAGAAGGGAACATGATGTAGCTGCTATGATTTTAAGTCATGAAAAGTACTGATATGAATGATTTTTTAAATTTTGCCAAGGATTATAGAGACAGGGAAGCAGGGCTGAAAGGTCTTGACAATTCTCCTGAATCTATAAGACGAAGAAATATAGAAAAGGGTATCAAAGACTTTAGAACATTTTGCAATCTAAGAAACCCGGAGTTTTTTAAAATGAAAAGAGAGTATCAGACACAAATTTGTGAAACGCTACAAGCAGCATATGAAAAAAGACTTAAAAGTAAAACCGGAGAGATTGCAGACATACTTATAATCAATGAGCCTCCGGGCTTTGGAAAGAGTTACACAGCAAGCACATTTATTACTTGGGTACTTGGAAATAATCCTAAAACACAGGTTATAGCAGTATCTTACAATCAGACCTTATCTCTCACATTCTCAAAGAGTGTAAGAGAAGCGATTCAGGATGAAGAAATAAAAGGAGACCTTGATTACTATGCTGTAAAAAGCTTTTTTCCTAAGCTTAAAATCAAATACGGTGATGGAGCTATGGAGAGGTGGAGTGTAGAAGGTTCATATATGAGTTATCTTGCCACTTCCTTTGATGGAAGTATTACGGGTATGAGAGGGCATATCGGTATTATTGATGATCCGCTCAAGAATGCTAAAGAAGCTGTAGATGATAACAAAAAAGATGAGATATGGAACTTTTATAAGAATACTTTCCAGTCAAGAATGCTTGATGGTGCTTTAGTTATTGTAATTCAGACAAGGTGGGCAAGTGATGATCTGGCAGGAAGGCTGATGGCAGAGTTCCCGGGAAGATGTTATGAGCTAAAGCTTACAGCACTTAAAGAGGATGGCAGCAGTATTTGTGAGGACTTGTACTCTACAAAGGATTTACAGATGAAGGCTGCTACACTTGATGAGGATATATGGCTTGCTAACTATATGCAGGAGCCTGTGGATAAAAAGGGCAGCTTATATGGAATATTCAAAACATATGATGTTATTGATACTGACAAAGCAGAGCGAGTGATTGCATATGTAGATACAGCTGACACCGGAGCAGATTATCTTTGTATGATAGCTGCTGCCGTAATTGAAAGATATGGATATGTGCTTGATGTTTACTATACAGATGAAGCTATGGAAGTTACTGAAAAGGAAACGGCTAGGAGGCTGTCTTTTTATGGTGTGAGAGATTGCATTATAGAGAGTAATAATGGTGGAAGAGGTTTTGCAAGGAATGTAATAAGGTTTTTACAAGGTTTAAAAGCCTTTAAATGTATGGTTACATGGTTCTCACAAAGCAAGAATAAAAAGACAAGAATACTTGCCAATGCAAGTAATGTTATGGATCAGGTTATAATGCCGGAGGATTGGGAAACAAAATATCCCGAATTTTCAAGACATGTGAAGAAGTATCAAAGGAAAGGCAAAAATGATCATGATGATGCTGAAGATACACTGACAGGGCTTGTGGAATTTATAAATGGTGATGTTAAGGGTAAGAAGAAAGCCAGACTTGGTTATAAGTCAAGGCTTGGAATGTAGGTATATATGTTTTATTTTGACATGAATGAAGTTATAGATGAAGACTTTATAACGAAGATTGTTAATAAGTTCAAGATGGGAGCAGTGGAACATTATAGGATGCTTGAGCGTTATTATGATGTAAAGAATGATGCCATTGCTCTAAGAAATATGAAGGCAGGAAAGCCTAATAATAAGATATTTCATGGATTTGCAAGGTATATAACAAATATGGCTACGTCCTACTTTGCAGGTAAACCTATAGAATATCTTATAGATGATGAAGAATACAAAAAGGAATTACTTACATATCTTGATGACAACTATAATTTTGACTATGAGATTTCTAAAGAAGCGAGTAAAAAAGGAATAGCATACGAGCTGCTATATGTTACAGAAAATAGTGAGTTAAGAAGCAGACAGTATAGTGCGGAGGATATAATTCCAATATATTCGGCATGTCCGGATGAGTTCTTGAATGGTTTTGTAAAGTTATCTTCAGTATATGACTTGGATGGTCAGCTAAAAGAAGAAAGAGCTGTTGCTTATGATAAGTCTGATATGTATGAGTTTAGAAGAGGTACAAGTAGTGGAAGATTTGAATTAGTGGATGTAAACAGGCATTATTTAAGTGATGTACCTCTGTTTGTGTATTGGAATACTCAAGAAATGTGTTCCGATT